ATCGGGAGGTGCGCCTGCGGCACTCCCGATAAGCAACTAAGTTGCTTGACTAGAATCCTTTGATTCCGGTCCACCCTCGCACAAGCCTGACGCGGCGAGAGAAGCGTCTGTCGGGTACCCTGTAAGTGCCTGACTGGATTAAACCAGTCAGGGACTCAAGGACATGGTTCCAACCATGGGAGCAGTCTTTTAACTGCTCCACCTTGACACGGTATACTGGCGTGCAGTAGATGTGCAGGTCTCGGTGCCAATAGGCATTAGACCATGCATACTTACTGCTAACAAACTCCGCGATTCCTCCGTGATCGGGATTGTCCGTATAGGGCAATCTTAGACCATAGTGGGCGCGGAGCCTGGTGCGAATACAACCATATAGCTGGGCGGCAGCCTCTTCATAACCGGCCATGCGTAAACGCATAGCTAGATCAGAAGAAGACTGCAGTCCCGACAAGTGCTCGGCATCATAATCGCACTTCCACCGAAGAGGTGTAACATCAATGCCCTTATAGGCATCGGTGCCACATGACTCACGGAAGAAGCTACGGTAATACGATTTTGTCGTATTGACCTTGAGACCGAAGGACTCCAGATCAGCAATGACCTGGGGCGCCATCGAACTCGGGACGATGATGTCATCACCGAACACGAAAGCAGCACTTGGCTGATGATAGCCGTGATACTGCAATGATGCACAACAGATAGCCCAGAATACTAAACTCTGGACAGGAAACGTTGTTGCGTTCCCCATAGGAGCGTAGCAATGAATATCGTCCTCTTCGATAAGTTTATTAAACCTATCAAAGCGTTGATACTTCTGAGCTCTACAACACCCAAAATACTTGTACTTCCTCCCAAAGAGGATCTGTACAAGCACATCAGGAATGCGATCGGAAGCCTCTTTCATGTCGATCGTGGCGTACTGCCGCGATCTAGACGAAATAAGGGCAATCCTAGCATTGATTGTCTGATCATTAAAATGGATCTTGCCGCGAGGCGAGAATCCGATTTGATCACGATCAAGCGAGATACATCGCTCGAGTTCCTTACGTACACCTTGCTGAATCCATATGGCTTCAGCTGGATGCACACAGATCAATCTAGGCCCACGGCTGTCCTTTGGGACAGCGATGAGCTTACACCGTATCTGAG